TTCCGCATTCGTCATTACAACGTCCGACTGTTCCTCTTTCGGGTCTTCCGGCTGCCGTGGCATTTGGTCTGGTCGCATGTTCGTTCCTCGCGTGTGCCGTCCAACTCTGCATTCCAGCGGATCGCCTCGTCATTTCCGCCTCGTCCCTTCACGGTTCCATTCCGCCCGCAGGCGGCGCGTGTTCGGTGTATTTTTCATGCCGCACTCTCCCGCCGCGCCTGCCGCATTGAGCGTCCCTTCTGGCTGTACCAGTTTCGGAACCTATCGGCTCGGCATGCCTTGCAAAGGGATGCCGGACCAAGCCTGCGCCCGGACTTTCCGTCGCGCGAGTAGAACTCGTCGTCGCACGGAAGGTCTTCGCCGCACCCGTTGCAGCGAACCGTCCAGCAGCCCAGATCCTCGTTGAACTGGAGATGCCGTCGGTCGGCCGTTGCTCCAGCGGGTAACTTCATGCCGCCCATTACGCTGTCTCCTTCAGGTCGATTTCGTCAACGAAGTCGCGCAGCTCGTGCCATGCACGGCGCAGCTTCGACGTGAGCCAGCCGGGCTCGCGGTTTTCCAGATCGAGTTCGGTCACCGTCACCACGAGCATGTGGATCGCGCGCCGGTGATCGCGGCGCCAGAGCGTCCACATCACCCGGCCTGTGCGATAGGAGCGCGACCAGGTGACATCACGGTCTTTGCTGGGCCGACGCGGCTTGGCGTGGCGGGGGTTCATGCGGTCGCCTCAAACAGGTCGCCGTTTTCAGCATCGACCTTGATCCCGGCTGCGGCGGCCTCGACGTTCTTCACGGCTTGGCGGTAGTAGCTCGCCTTCAACTCGACACCGATTCCGCGGCGGCCGAGCAAGACCGGGGAGTAGACCTCGCTACCGACGCCCATGAACGGCGTGAACACCGTTTCGCCCGGATTGCTGCGGAGCGTGACGATGCGGTCGATCACGTCCAGTTGCAGCGGGTGCACATGCTTCTCGTCGTCGGCGTCCCTGGCCTCGCGATACGGAAGCACGCGGTCGACGCGAATGTCATCCCAGAAGCTGCTGGCGTACTGCCGCCAGATCCAGTGCGAGAACCGGTTTTCGGTCTGCTTTCCAGTCCATCCGCGCCACGGGAACAACTCGGGCGGGATCTGGCGTTCGCCGGCGTACTCGGTCATGCCTTCCGGGTGAGCGACCGGAACCGGGTTTTCGCCGGACCGACGGAACAACAGCAGGTAATCTGCCGCGGCAACGCCGCAATCGATCGAATCGGCGACCAGCGACGCGTGCGCCAGGTTCTTCTGCATCGTGCGCAGGCGCACCGCCAGCGGCTCTTTCCAGATCGCGTGGCGGCCCGCGTATGTCCAACCTTCACGCTCGTGCAGCCGGATGATGTCGCCCGGGAAATCGCGATAGGCGTCGGTCCCGCTGTTGCTCAGCGGGATATCCATGCAATGCACCGCGGTCATCCGGCCCGGCATCGTGATGCGATGCAACTCCCTCACCACAAATTCGTAGTGCCGGCAGAAGGTCTCGTAGTCGCTGCTGTTGGACAGATCGCGATCGCTGCTGCTGTAGTGGTAAAGGCCGCCGAATGGTGGTGAGTAAACCGACAAGTGCAGGCGCTCATCCGGCATCGCCCGCATGACGTCGATGCAGTCGCCGTGGTACAGCGCGTAGCGTTCACCGATATGCTGGTCGATTACAGCCATGCCGGCATCTGCTCCTGAAGTGGGAAATCTTGGTCGGTACTGATCGACAGCCCGCGCTGCATCTCGGACACAAGGTTCGTGAACATGGCATCCGCCTTGGCGGACTTTTGCTGCAGGCTTTCCAGCACGCCGCGGCCGCCTTCGCTGGCGACGATGTCGACGTTGACCGGGCGCTTCTGGCCAAAGCGCCAGCACCGCCGAATTGCCTGGTAGTACTGCTCGAAGCTGTAGGACGGGAAGTACACGACGTGCGCGCAGTGCTGGAAGTTGAGTCCCCATGCGCCGATCTTTGGCTTGGTCACGAGCACACGAATCTCGCCACGCGCGAAGGCCAGCAGGCGTTCTTCCTTCGCCTCTTCGCTATCGCTTCCAGCAACTTGAACGGCATCCGGGATCAGCTTCTCGAGCAGGTCGCCTTCTTCGTTCAATTGGCACCACACCAGCGCAGGTTCGGCGGTGTCAGCTACAAGCGCCGCGGCACGCTCGCAGCGCTCCGTCAGCGTGCGTCGCCGTTCCTCGCGGATCGCGCGCAGGTCAACCGCCGGCAGTGCAAACAGTTCACCGTCTGCCAAACTGCGGGCCTGAACGATGTGCTCCTGCTCCACCAGCGGCGGTAGCACGAAATCCCCATCATTGAAGCCCAAGTCAGACGGCCGACGCACCGCGCGCGCCCACGAGCACACCCATCGCCAGAACGGTGTTTCAGCGTGCCCTTTGAATCGCCACCGTTGCGTCTTCCCGTGCATGCGGCCGGTCGCGGAGTTGTTCAGGTCGTTTTTGAAGAACCGATTCAGCATGTCGATGTGGCCGAGATAACCAAGAGCTTCACTCGACGTGCCGAGTTCGATGTAATCATTGGGCGCCGCGGTCGCCGTCTGTAGCAGCCGATACGGCACCTTGCGCAGAAACTCCGTGATGGCGTTGCGGCGCACGCCGTCGAAGGCCTTCAGGATGCTGGATTCATCGCACACCACACCGGCGAATCGATCCGGATCGAAGTAGTGCAGGCGTTCGTAGTTCGCCAGGTTGATCCCGGGCCGCACCACGCCATCGCGCGCGAGCTTCGCCTCAATGCCGAATTTCTCGGCCTCGCGTTCCATCTGCGCGCCCACCGCCGGCGGCGTCAGCACCAGTACCGGCTTCGCGGTCTTGCGCACCACGTTGTCTGCCCAAACCAGCCCCATAGGCGTCTTGCCAAGGCCACAGTCCGCGAACACGGCCGATCGACCGCGGCGCACGGCGTGCTCGACGAGCTCGCGCTGGAAACCGAACAGGAAGCTGGGCAGATAAATCGGATCGAAGCCGGCGTCCGCGCCAGATTGCGCCTTCGCCGTCAGGAAACGGTCGTAGTCGATCGCCGCGTTCACGCCGCGCTCCCGAACAGTTCCCTCTGCTTCGGAAGCGCCGCGACCTTCCGACGCTGGTCGGAAGCCCACGCGAGCAAGGTCCAGTAGAAGCGCCTGCTCACCGGATCGTTCCGGCGACGCGCAGCCTCGACCAGATAGACGCGCGCGCAATGGAGCGCGAAATCGCGATCATCTGGCATGGCCGCAGCAATGTCGTCTGCTCGGGTCATCACGCCGCCAGCTTCGATTGCTCGGCGTCGTCGGCATCCGGCGGGATCAGTGTGATCTCGCGGGTTTCCTGCACGAGCTGGAACAACTTGCCGGCAGTGCGGCCGTCCGGATGCAGACTGGCGCGGAACGTGATTGCCACGCTGCCGCCATCCATCGGCTCGAACACGAAGTTCGAGAGCTCGACGTCATCCAGCTTCAGGACTTCGCCAACCGCAAGGCCGGTGGTGATGTGCAGCTTGTACCCGGGAAAGTCTTCATCCCATTTCAGCGGCGCCAGACGCGGCAGCTTGCGCGCGGTGAGACCGTCGTCGCCGAGCGGAAGATCGCTCTGCTCGCCGGCAGCGGGCTTCCGGTATAGGATCTTCCGCAGACCCTTGTCGAAGCAATCGAGAACGCTCGAATGCAGCGTCGCCTCGATCTTGAGGTCGCCGGCCTTGACGTTCTCGTCCCCGTGCTTTTCGCAGCGCGGATTGAACGACGCGATCTTCACCTGCTGGTTTTCGATGCTGAACATGCGGTGGTTTCCTTGCGGTGGGGAAGGGAATCAGGCGGTTTTCCGAAGTGGCGGGCGGCCCTGCAACACGTCGACCATCGCCCGCAGGATCGCCGGCAGATCCGCGGCGGCGTACAACTTCGCGGAGCGCTGGTGCTCCACCGGCTCGAACCCGAGTTGCGAAAGGCCGTCCGCGCTGATGGACAGCGGCGCGATGCGGGCGTTGATGTCGCCGAGCTTGATCTTCGCCCCCGACCGAACCGCCGCGGTCGGGGCCTGCTCGGAGTGGGCGGTCGCCACGGCGGCGGGCGTCGCGACCTCTGGTATGGGTTGTGCCTGCTGCTCGCGCTCGATTCGCGCTGCTTCTTCTTGCCTGGCGCGTTCGGTTTCGGCGATGGCTTGCTGACGCAGGCGCTCCGCACGTTCGGCCTTGGCCTGTTCCTCGGCACGGATCCGGGCGCGCTCGGCTTCCAGCCGCTCGGCCTCGCGTTGCTGGTGTTCGGCGACGCGGGTCGCGCAGAGGTTGCGCAGGTCTTCCGGCGCCTTCGTGGCGCACAACTGCACGCTATCGGCGAACAGGTGCGCGTGTTCGGCGAAATCGGCCAGGACCGCTATGTTTTGCCGGGTACGCTCGGCCTGCTGGCTAGCCTCGATCTTGGCCGCGGCGACCGCGGTGTCGACTGCGTCTCGGATGCTGGTGAGCGTCTTCCGGCCCTTGATCGATGCACCGATATCGCTGGCGAGCGATGCCGGGATTCCCAGCGCATGAGCGCCCAGCGTCGCGTTGATCGCCACGTAGTGCTCACGCACCGCGGCGACGCCACCTGCAACGATTTCCGCGCGGCGGTGTTCCTTCTCGGCCTTCACCAGGCGGTCCAGTTCCAGCCGAACCTTGCGCGTTTCCGCGCTCACGTTGTCGATCGTGCGGCAGACTTCATCGACCGACTGCATCTGCGCCAGCACGTTGGCCTTGGCCGCATCCAGCCGATCCTCGACACCCTTGCACCACTTGACGGTGGTTTCTGCGTCGGCGAAGTCCTCGTCGGTCTGCAGGTCGCGGTTGATCGCGCCCAGCACCGCCATCGCGTTTTCGCGAAACTCCGCGAGGTTCGAGAACGTGACCATGCCTTGCGCCTCGACGCGCAGCGCCGGCAACGTTTCCGGCGCGCTGCCGACCGGCTTGGGTGCCGCGTCGGGGGCTGGCTGGTAATCGGCCAGGTCGCGTTCGAATTGCTCCCAGCCGGCGATGATGCGAGCGCGCAATTCCGGATCCGGCGTGTACCAGCCGTGGACTTCATCGACCAGTTCGTGACCGTTCCACCTTGACGCCATGAACAGGACACCCGTGGCGCCCGAAACCATGCACTGCTGCTCCATCTGCACGCGGTAATGCTCCGGCAGCATCGCCATGTCGAGAGCGCCGCCGACCGCGATCGCCCACAGGTCGTCGTTCAAACTCTTGTGTTCGAAGGCCGTGTCCTCAAGCAGGGTCAATCCGTCGAAACTGGCCGAGTAGCGGCCGTCATCGCTGATGCCGACGCACGGGTACAACTCCTCGCCGATGATCGTTTCCGCCAGCGGACGCGCCAGCGCTTCGAACCGGTGACCGTCATCGAACCGGCGTTGCGTGGCCTCGTCGACTTCCGCGGTGATGCCGCTCGCGCGCTCGTCCAGGAGCTGCTTGCGTGTCTTGTACGGGCTGATGCCCAACATCGCGGGTGCATCGCTCGCGTTGAAGTGCGTGGCGCGATGCGCGAACCATTCCGGCGTGCCTTGAACGAGTTGCAGGGTCTTCATGCCGCACCGCCCTGCGCCTGCACCGGCGCGAAGTCGCGGATGGCGGCTTTCTGCTGATCGGTCAGCGTGCCTTTGGTTTCGACCATCGCGATGATGTCGTCGGCGGTTTTCTTGCCGGTGCTGATCGCGTTGCCCCATTTCTGCAGATTCGCGTTGAAGCTCTCGACGGGGTATGCGGGTAGCGGCTCGGGCTGGCTCGGAATCGCCGTTACGGTCACCGGGGCCGATGCAGGGGCATCCTCGATTTCATCCGGGGTGTAGACGCCGAGTAGCGCTTCCGGGGCATAGCGGCGCGCCCATTGCCTGGTGCCGCGGTACACCAGCATGTCGTCGGGCTGCTTCTTCCAGTTGTCGTTTGCGGTCTGCCAGTCCAGCACGGTGCCGATGACGGTTTGATCGACTGGCGAGCCATGCGGGCGGCCGGTAACTGTCACCGTGCGACCGGCGCCGGTGCCGGAGAATTCGTAACGCAAGCGTCCGTCGATCGCGCCAGTGGCGTACAGTGCTGCCGCGACCAGCTTGCCTTCGTAGCAGAGCTTGCCGTGCACGACGGACGTGCATTGCGCGACGCTCACCGCATCCATGCCCCAGCGCTGGGCCTGCATGATCACCAGCAGGCAATCGCCGGGCTTGCCTTGCAAGTGCTGTGGGATCAGGCTCGCCTTGGACATGACACTGGCCAATTCCAGCGCGTCCGCAATGGAGCGCGGGACCAGCGCGTTTTGCTGCGACCAGCTTGCACTGGGCGCCGCGGGGATGGTGGCGATTGCGTTCATTTCGTTTCCTTGTGGTTGAAGCCAGCCGCCGCCGCGCGAGAGGGGGGCTCGCGGGGGGTGGCGGCGGCAGGCATGGGGTAGCCGGTCTCGATCTCCTGCGGGATCGCAGGGGGCTCGTGATCAGAGACCGGCATGAACTGGACGATGCGGCGCGGATCGATCTCGCGGCCGTCGGGTTGAGGGCAATCGGCAACAGGGGGGCGCTTGGACTTCCACGGCTGCACGTAGAGCGCGCCGAATCCAGGATTACCGGAGCGCAAGCGCCATGCCCGTACGCGGTCCGCATTCGTGGGCGGATTTGTCGACTCCATGCGGCGCGCACGGATGATGCCGACGGCTTCCACGCAGCCGGCGCGTACCATGCGGCGCACGTAGCATTTGTCTCGCTGGAGAGCATTCATGACTGGTGCTCCTGTTTGAACCGGTGGATGATTTCGCGCGTGTCCACGATCATTGCCTCGATCATGCCGAGCTGGATTTCGATGCGTTGCACGTATTCCTGCGCGGTCAGCGGCGCGACCGGCTTGTTGTCGGCCTCGAAGGCCTGGGCGGTGGGTTCGCACATCACGCAGCCTCCGCGTCGGCCCGAAACGAGTCGGCAAGTTCGATCGTGGCCGGCTGTCGTTCGATGTCGCTGGCCATGCGAACCATGAGGTCATCGAGCAGTTCGCGTTCGCAGGCGCGATAGTCCTCGACCTGCTGCGGATCCTTGGTCACCAGCAACGTCGCCAGCTCCCGGCGCAGCACTGGCCAGTTGTCGCGCTGGCCGTCAACCCACGCGAGCACGGTTTCGAAGTCCATGCAACGTTGTTCGACGGCCCGCTCGAGGTCGAAATCCGTCGCGGTGCTCATGGCGCGTGCCTCGCGGCAATCGCGCACAGGACGCCGAACACGATCATTTCACCCCACGCCGTACCGAGGAGGAAGATCGCGGCGTCGCGCCAGTTCGAAGGCTCGCCGCCCGGAATGGCGCGGATGGCTTCCAGCACGCGGATGCACGCTTCGGCAATGCGGCTGCGCAGCGTGCGATGCGGACGGCGCACCACCATCGGCGAACGCGGCTTGCGCCAGTCCAGATGGAGTTCGTCGCGCTGGGCGTTCATGCCTGCGCACCTTCGGCGTCGGCGTCGGCGGCCTTGGCCGTGGCCTGGGCGTGTTTCTGCGCGGCTTCCGTGATAGCGCGGGAGAGGGCGTCGCGGACCCGCAGGGCCTCGGCCGCCGTGAGTCCGATCTGGCTTGCATCGCCGATCCGGATGCGGATGTAGTCGGCGTCATCGTCCAGCGTGACGCGCGGTTCCCGGTTGAATACAGAGCAATCGATGAATGCCATGTCAGTGCTCCCCGTTGAGTTCGTTGATGAGCGCCCGGGCCGCTTCGTACTTGGCCTTTTCCGACGCGCGCAGTTCGCCTTCGCGCAGACGCACGATGGCGACCATGTGTTTGAGTGAGCCGAGCAGCTTGGGCGCGACGGCCATCAACTCGGCGTCGGCGCGCGTCGTGTAGACGACGGCGATGGGGTCGTAGTGGGTGTTGCGGACGGACCAGGCGTTGGCCTTCCTGATCCTTATTTCCCCCGCGCGCCACGGTCCCTTCGTGAACTTCGCCATCTCGATGGTCCTGTCTGGCCGCTGGAACGCGGCGACATGGCTAAATTACCAAACGGTAATGATCCTGTCAATACCTTTTAGTAATAATTTTTTCGAAGGCCACAAAAAACCCCGCGGCAGCGGGGAGTCAAGAGTGCCCATCACGATTTCACGAATCGCGACAAACGTTTACGTGTGTAACTTTTTGGCGCGCACGGTGCATGACTTCCTGTCGCATCCGGTGAGCAGCCTCACCGGTTCACTGACTCGACAGAGGAAGAGGAACCACGATGAACAAAGGAATCACGGACGCGCTCGTGCGCGCCACGGTGGCTAGGTGCGGTTGCGATTGCGTAGGGCGGGCAACTCAGACCGGACAGCTTCCAGAATGTTGGCTGGGAAGGTATCTGGCGGAGGCTTCATCCGCTCCAACTCGTCCACGAACTCAATTCCCGCGGCTGGTATGGACAGCGCCAGAGCCCGGGCCAGCGCAGACACCACAATGCTCATCTCCGCAAGTTCGCGAGATGCGGTTGCGGCGGCCCCGGGACGAAGCGGATGCACCAGGTAGCCCTCCGGCATAGCGCCCTGTTCCTCGAGCTTCAACGCCTTTTTCTCGCCGAACGATTTGTGTCGCAGCAGCGCTGACAGTTCGCCCTGGTTGATTTTGTAGCCTCGCCCAAGGGCGTCAGCAATGAACGCTTCCTGCGAACCTCGGAACTTGCGATCGATCCAGTTCGCGAGCCGCTCACGGCGTGCCACAACAATTTCGGTGTCCCTCGCCATGGGGTCAGTATCCATTACCTGTCGGTACATCACCAAAAGGTATTGACTGGTATTTACCAAGTGGTAATATCGCGAGCATGGAATCCCTCCGGTCTTACCTCAATTCGATGGATCCGTCCGATCAGGCGGCCTACGCCAAGCGCTGCGGAACGACGATCGGGTATCTCCGCAAGGCCCTCAGCACCAAGCCGAACCTGGATGGCGGTCTGGTGCGGCTGTTGTGGGATCACAGTCATGGGAAGGTCAGCCGTCACGAACTGCGTTCTGATATCTGGACGCGTCTCGAAGACGACACCTGGCCGGAGCAAGCGATTCCTCAAGAACAAGCAGCCTGACCCGCGCCAGCCTCCGTGCCGACGCGGGTTTTCATTGCACACGGATGTGACCTTCCACGCTCTTCCATTCGTCGGAACGTCATGGAACAACAGCTTGATCTCGTGGTGAAACGCCCTATGCGCGAGATACCCGAACACGAATGGACATGGCGCACGGAAGCCGCCGCCATCGGCGCGATGATCGCCCACAGCGGCCTGCGCGAAAAATCCATCGCCATCGAAGCCGACATCGACGCCAGCACCCTGGCCAAGGTGAAGCAGGGCAGCGCGCGCCCATCCGAAGAGCACCTGATGCGGATGATGGACGCCACCGGCAGCGAGGCCTGGTTGTACTACTGGCTCCTGAAGCGCGGCTACGACCCGCGTTCCCTACGCAAACTCGAAACCGAGACCGAACGCGCGCTGCGCATCGCCAACGAGGCCTTGGAAGCAGAACGCACAAAGGTGCGTTTGCTCACGGAAGCCCTGCGGGGAAGCCCTGCGTGACCGGCCTAACCGCCATCTACATCGCGCTGTGCGCCGGCTGGCTGCTGGGCTGGTTTTCCTGCGTCGTGATCACGAGGCGCCTGCGGTGATGAACGTCTGTCTTCCGCTTGCCGATGGCTCGCTGTTTCGCCCGACGCCGCAAGACGCCGAAACCATGGTGCGGATCCTGTCCGTGCGCATCGCGCATGTCCCGGAAGCCGACCAGGGCGCGCTGCATCGCGAAATCGAATGGTGGAAGGCGCGGCAGGACCCCATGAACGATTACGCGGAATGGGGACAGGGATGAACGCCCCGAAGCTGGCACTCGTGCGGACCCGCGAGCAGACGATCGAGGAAGCACTGCAGGCGCTCCAGCACGTCATGTCGGACAGGTCCATTCCGTATCCGGTTCGGCGCTCGTGCGCCGTGGCCCACACGGATTTGCACGCGTGCCGGTCACCGGAAACGGTGCGGCGGTTGGAGCGCGAACAGGGGCTCCGCTAACGGTTTCCTCACCGCCTAGCCGGGAGTCATGCCCCGGCGACAAGCCGAACGTCCCGGCTGGCGGTTGAGGAATTCAACAGGACGTTGTGGCGGGAAACTCATGCGGGACTACGCGAAATTCGTCGGCACCTTCTGGACCGGAAAAACCGGCAAGGCCATCCGAGCAAGGGGCTCCGAAGGGGCTTTGGAGGGCCTTTTGGTGGGCGCCTACCTCATCACTTCTCCGCACTCGAACATGCTCGGCCTGTACTACCAGCCTCTTTTGTACCTTGCACATGAAACCGGGCTTGGCTTGGAAGGGGCTTCGAAGGGGCTTCGGGTTTGCATCGACGTTGGCTTTTGCAAGTATGACGAAGCCACGGAAACGGTATGGGTTGTGGAAATGGCTTCGTTCCAAATTGCAAAGAAACTCAAGCCGTTAGACAAGCGTTGCCCAGGCATTCAGAAGGATTACGACGCGCTGCACTCCAATCCGTTTCTTGCCGAATTTTTCGACAAGTATCAGCAGGCATTTCACCTTACGAACAAAAGGGCCATCGAAGCCCCTTCGAAGCCCCATCGAAGCCAAGAGCAGGAACAGGAGCAAGAACAGGAACAGGAGAAGGAAGAGCGCGAGAAACCAAGAATCGACGAGGAATCATCGAACCCGCCTGCCGATCTTCTGCCTGCTCCTGGCCCCTCAAAACCGAAGCCGAAACCGGAAGCCAAGGCACGCTCCGGACCGGTGACGTTCTCGCAATGGCTGAAATCGATCCCGCCTTCATCGGAAGCCATTCCGCCGAACCATCACGTGTTCCGCTACGCCGACAGCGTGGGCTTGCCGCGCCGATTCCTGGAACTCGAATGGAGGTGGTTCGAGGACAAGTACACCGGGTCGCGCAAGCGCTACACCGACTGGCCCGGCGTGTTCCGCAAGGCGGTCGAAGGGAACTGGGGGCGGCTGTGGTGGATCGCGCCTGACGGGGGCTACCAGCTCACGACGGTGGGTCAGCAACTCGCACGGCTTGCGGAGAAGGCGGCATGAACGCCATGCCGTCGAAGGTCGAGGTGCTGCGGCAACCGCCCTGGTCGCTGGAGAGCGAGCAATCGGTACTCGGGGCGTTGCTGCTCGTTCCGGAAGCGCTGGCCTCCGTCTCCGACTGGCTACACGAGGACGATTTTTATCGCCGCGAGCATCGGCTGATTTACGGCGCGATCGTCCGGCTGGCATCGCAAAAAGTCGGGCTCGATTCCGCCACGCTGCTGGCGCAGCTTGAAGCCGACGAAACCCGCGACCAGATACCGCCGGCCTACGTCTACGAGCTTGCGAACAACACGCCGAGCGCGGCCAACATCACGGCCTATGCCGAAATCGTGGTCGAACGTTCGCGCCTGCGCAAAACCATCGAAATCGGCACGCAACTTGCCGGGCGCGGGTTCGAGGCAGGCACCTCCTCCGAAACATCAATCGCGACGGCCGTGCACGCGCTCTCGGCGCTGCAGACCTCCCGCATCCGCGGTGGGCTTCGGTCATCGCGCGAACTGACGCGCGAGTGGTTCGAGGACCTGTCGGCGATCTACCAGCGCGGCGATGCGATCACCGGCATGCCGACCCCGTGGGAGGAACTCGACCGGCTGACGCATGGGCTGCAGGCCGGTGACCTGATTGTGATCGCCGGGCGCCCGAACATGGGCAAATCGGTGATGGGCGTCCAGTTGGCCGCGCACACCGCGGTGACGCTGAACATCCAGACCGCGCTGTTCTCGCTGGAAATGACGGCGAAGCAGGTGCTGAATCGCGCCGCGGCCGGGCTGCGCAGCATCCCACACCGCTGGCTGATGTCGCCGCACGACGACGAAACGCATTGGCCGCACGTCGCGGATGCGGCCGAGCGCCTGAACAGCGCGCCGTTCTGGATCGACGACACGCACGGACTCACGATCGACCAGATCGCCGCACGCGCCCGACGCACACACCTGCGCTCGAAGATCGGGCTGCTGATGGTCGACCATCTGCACGAAATCCGCCTCCTGGGCAAAACCTCGTCCGAGCGCACCCACGAACTCGGCGTAGTGGCCGGAGAACTGAAGGGTTTGGGCAAGGAGTTCGATTGCCCGGTGGTCGCGCTCGCGCAGTTGAACCGTGAACTGCTGGGGCGCCAGGACAAGCACCCGATCATGTCGGATCTGCGCGCCAGCGGCGATATCGAGCAGGTGGCCGACCTGATCCTGTTCCTGCATCGCGAGGACTACTACGACAAGAACACTCATCTGCAAGGCGTCGTGGACGTCGAAATCGGCAAGGGCCGCAACATCCCGACGGGCGAGCGCGTGCAGCTTGCCAATCGCTTCGACGTGATGCGCTTGGACAACTGGGAAGGCGAGCTCCCGTTGCCGCCCGCGCGCGAGAGAAAACCGTCCAGCGGACTTCGCTCGCGCCGAGCGCCAGCGCCCGATCCGGTCAGCGAGGCATACCGCGAATGAATGCGCAACCCGCCAAGCGCCGCAAGGATCGCCGCGCCATCTACCTGCGCGTGCACCGCGTGGTGATGCCGGAAACCGGCGAGCTGGTCGGCGCCCTCATCCCGGAATCGATCATCTCCCAGCGCGAGATGCGCGAGCGGGCGCTGAAGACGGGCGACCTGATCCGTTGCGAGCTGCGCAAGAAACGCAATCCAAAGTATTGGCGGCTGGTGCACGCGCTCGGCGGCCTGCTCGCGGACCAGGCGGAAGGCTACGAAGGCCTCACGCAGCACAAGGCGCTGAAGAAGCTGCAGGCGGATGCCGGCGTCGAGTGCGATTCGGAAGTGTTCGAGATACCGAACCTCGGCACGGTGACGCGCTCCGTCCCGCGCTCGCTGTCCTTCGATGAGTTGGACGAACAGGCTTTCGATGCCGCGTGGGCGCTGATGGTGAAGCACGCCAGCGTGGCGCTCAAGGGACTCGACGAAGAAACCATCCAGCAGCTTTGCCAATCGGTGGCAGGAGAGCACGCATGACGGTCGAAATCACGGTGTACGGCAATCCAGCTCCGCAAGGCTCGAAAAAATTTGTTGGTCTTGCGAAAAGCGGACGCGGGATCATGGTCGAATCATCGAAGAAGGTGAAGCCCTGGCGGCAGGACGTGAAGGCCGCGGCGATCGCAGTGCGCAACGGGTCCGAACCTATCGACGGGCCCATCGTGGTGCGCATGGTTTTCACGCTGCCGAAGCCGCTTTCCGCCCCGAAACGCAAGCGCACGTACCCGGACAAGAAACCCGACCTGTCGAAACTCGTGCGATCGACCGAAGACGCACTCACCGATGCCGGTATCTGGCGCGATGACGCCCGGGTGATCGGTTACCAGAGGCTTGCGAAAGTTTTCCCGGGCGAGGATCCGGAAGCGCTAGATGCCCCCGGTGTGCGCATCACCGTGATGCGGATCGAACACCTGGAAGCCGCATGAGCAAGCCTGACTGTCTCGGTTACGCCGTCGAAATCGAACGGCGGCGCAATCCGAAGGACTGGCCGGCGGCGCTGGAACAGGTTCCGGCTGAGTGTCGCGGTGAGGTCGAAACGTATCTGCGCGGGATTGCGCAACGAATCAGGGTTATTCGGGGAATCAAGTATGCAAGCCAACGCAACCACGCGTCAGACTGACATCTTCAGCACCGAAAGGGCTGGGCTGCTGGAGAAACTGGGCGCGCTCGCAGGGATGTCGACTTGGCGCGAGCCGGGCGCCGGCTACACGAACAAGGCAGGCCAAGTGCCCTATGCGCACATCCTTTCGGCGGCGCTGGTCTGGTGGGCGGGGCAGGATGGCTATGACACGATCAGCGGGCACATCCTTGCCTCGCTGGTCCTGATGCGCCTTCCGGACGGGAGGGCCTACGATGACACCTTGAGCGCGATGGTGCGCGCCTTGACGGATATCAGCTCGCGTCTGGCGCGGCTCGACCGTCGCGTATTGCGGCACGGGTGCAAGCAGGTGTGGATGCAGTGCGCCATTGGGACGCACGCGAAACGACCGTCGGGGATTGGCGCGCGCGACTGGATTGCGGTGGATGCGCTCGGGACCCGGACGCTCTGGTGCAGCGCGGACCAAGGGCTTTCCCGAATGGCCGACGCCTTGAGGGGTTGACTTTTGCCATTTTCGGCGTAGTTTTTCTCACGCTGCAAAACTGTCACCGAAGCCCCGCCTTGAGCGGGGTTTTTCGTTTCTGCGGGTTGCAAGGCAGCCGCTCGGCCTCATAAACCGAGTCGAAACCGGTTCGATTCCGGTGCCCGCATCCACTTTTGCCGCGACGCCCGTTGGTCGATAGCCGGGAAGGTGCCTCGTGCACGGCGTCCGGCGCGGCAAAGCCATACCGATGCGCTATTACCTCGCCGAGGCGATCCGGATCAACCGATTGCGCGGCGAGCGCCGGCGCGCGGAATTCACGAAATTACCGCTCGGTACCAGGACCACGATCGCGGTGCTGGCGAAGCATCTACAGGGGCGTACCCATGAGGCAAATTGCGACGCGCGCGCATCGGAGCGGGCGCAGTGAATGAGGCTGATCACGTGGAACGCACGCTCGGCAACCTGGATGCCCGCATGACAGCAATGGAAGCACGCATGTCAGCGCTGGAAGGGCGTATCGACTCGCGGCTGAACCGCATCGAGGCGGCGTTGGATGAGGTGCATGCCGCGGTGCTGTCGGCGCGCGGCGCATGGCGGGCGATCGGCTGGGTAGCCGGTATTGCCGGCACCGTGGGTGGCAGCATCGCCGCATTCGCACACTGGTTTCTGGGCGCGAAGTGACCCTGCTTCCGCTGCCGATCTCACCCGCCGATGCGCTGGGCAAGATCATCATGCCGGCGCTGGCGACGCTGCCCGAGCAGATGGACAGCCCGAAAGCTCGGCTGATGCTGCTGGCGATCGCGCTGCAGGAATCCGGGCTGCGCGCGCGCGAGCAGACGGGCGGCCCAGCCCGTGGGCTATGGCAATTCGAACGCAACGGCGTGTTGGCGGTGATGCACCACACGCGCACCGCGGATGTGGTGTTCCGCTGGTGCGAAGAGAACGATGTCACCCACGGCAGCACCGCCATTTACGAACGGCTGGCGCTCGATGACGAGCTGGCCGGCGTGTTCGCCCGGCTGTTGCTGTGGACCGACCCGCGGCCATTGCCGGAGATCGGCGATTGCGTGGGCGCGTTCGAGGTGTACGAGCGCTGCTGGCGCCCCGGGAAGCCGAGTTACACGCGCTGGAAGCAGACCGCGTATCCGGAAGCGCTCGCGACGATGCAGGCGCAGCAAGCCCTTGAGGAAACCGCACGATGAACACTGCACAGAACACCGCAAGCGTTGCGCTGTCAGCGGCCGCGGTGCTTTCGAACAACGGCACGCTGGTGCTGCTGAGCGGCACCATGCCGGCAACGCCGGAAACGGCGCTGTCGGGCAACACCACGCTGGCAACCGCGACGTATGCGGCGACCGCGTTCGGCGCGCCGTCGTTCAGCAGCGGCAACATGCAGGCGACGGCCAGCTTCACCGGCAACGTGAATCCGGTGGCGAACGGCTCCACGACCTTCGCGCGGCATTACAAGGCGGACGGCACGACCGTGATCGCGGACTACACCGTCGGCAGCGTGTGGATCGCGTCCAACGTGACGGCTGTGGGCCAGTTCTGCACCAATGGCGGAAACACGTACCAGTGCATTGCGGCCGGCACCACGGCGGCATCGGGCGGCCCGACCGGTACCGGTTCCAGCATCGTCGACGGCAGCGTGACCTGGAAGTACATCGCCGCGGGCCAGCAATTCGACATCCTGATGGGCAACTGCAACGTGCAGGTCGGCACGGCGGTTTCCTTCAGCCAGATTCTGGAAATGGCCGCGGTCTGATTCGATGGCCGTGGTGATCGCGCAGTCGCAGGCAGCGGCTGCGTCCAGCGCGCTTTCGGCGTTGCGGGCGGCTGGCGTGATGGGCGCGTCTGGTTCGGCGGCAGCGGTTTCGCATCTGCCGGGTCTCGCGGGCTTCGGGCAGGGCGCACAAAGCGCCAGCGCGCACGCGGTCACGTTGTGGACGCTCGGCGGCACCGGGCAGACGGGCGCAAGCCAGCACGTCGCCGCGCTGTCGGCGCTGGGGTCGCTTGAGACCGCGGTCACCGCGCAGGCGCTGAACGTCAACACCGCGCGGATCACGGCGACGCTCGGCAGTCTGCGCGCGAAGGGTTCGCAGGCGGCGGCGCAATCGCTGCAGGCGGTTTCCGCCCTGGGCGCGCTTCGCAGCGCGATCACGGTTCACGCCCTGAACGTCAATACGGCCGTGATCGCGGCGACGCTGCCGCGGTTTCGGGCAGCAGCCACCGGCAACGCCAGCGACGCCGTGCACGCCGTGGGGCGCATCGCACTGGACGCGACGGCCGTGACATCGGCAGAGCAAGCGACGCACGTCAGTGCACGCCTGCCGCGCCTGTGGGCGTCGCTGCCGGTGGCGGCGCGGGCGATCGCCTACATCGATTCGACGCTGGGCGCTCTCGGCACGTCCGCGAGCGTGCAGCCGCCGCCAGCCGGGTATGCGCCGGACGGCCACTACTACGCCGCGCTCGCCGCGCGGCCGTTCTACGCAACCCTCGCCGCGCGCCCGTTCTATGCGCCGGCGTGGGCGCGACCCTTCTACATCCTGAGCAACCCGGACGTGACGCCAACCTTCGACACGCTCGACCCCGCCGAAACGCAGGTGCTGACGCTCGACGCGAGCGCGGACCTGGACGATGGGGAAACGCTGACGTCCATCAAGAGCATCACCGCGACGCAGCAGGCGGGCGTTTCGGAAACGGCCTTGGTGCTCACCGGCGGGACGATCAACGGCGCTGCGCTGAACCTCACGGTGAACGGCAAGCCGGTAACGATCGCGATCGGCTGCGGCGTGCAGGTGATCGCCTCGGGCGGGTCGTCCGGCTGTCGCTACCTCGTCGCGGCGACGTGCCTGACGTCCAACCCAAACAAGGTTCTGACGCTGAAAGGCATCTTGCCGGTGTTCGCGGGGTGAGCTTCGGGGCGTTCAAGCTGGCGTCATCGCTGACCGTGGAAGCGGCGGCGGGCAGTCCCGTGCTCGTGCAGCAGGTCCAGACCTACAACGGCACTGGATCGGCCACACTGCCGCTCAAGCAGCCAGCCGCAGCGGGCAACACGCTGGTCATGTGCATCACCGCGCGCGACAACCAGACGCCCGCAACGCCGAGCGGCTGGACGAAGGCCGGCGACTTGCTGCTTCCGGGCACTTCGGTCGGGCATGTGTGGTGGTTCACCAAGCTTGCTGCGGGCGGCGAAACGTCGGTTTCGTTCACTTGGGCCGGCGTCTCGACAATCAACGGGATTGCCGCGCAGGAATGGCAGGGCACAGTGACGCTTTCCGGGTTTTCCGGCGCCGCGCTCGGCGCGGCTTCGCCGGCAACATTCGGCCCGTCCACGGCGCCACCCAATGCAAACGCCGTACCACTGCTCTACGCGGAGGCGACGACGCTCACGAGCAATGAATCTTTCACTGCCGATGCGGCGTGGAATTACGTCGGACCGTCTTCGGCATCAGGTACGAAATACGGTGTGACGATCATCGGCACGCAAGCCGCTCCGAACGCTGCGGTGAGCGTCACGTTCACCTACAGCGCGGGCGTTGAAAACACATATGCAACGATCGCATGGGTAAGCAAATGACCGACATCACGATTCAGCAGAACGCCGATGGCAGTTACACGTTGCCGGACGGTTCCACAGCGATCATCGTGCCGACACTGCGGATCGTTTCGCCCGCGCCGACATCGCCGCTGCCTCCGCCGCCCGCGGAAGTCACGTATGTGCTGGCTCTGTCGATCGACAGGGACCCAGCGACGCTCAAGGTCGGCGATACCTTCACACTGACCGCCTCGATGCAGGGCAGCGACGGCACCACGAAGCCGGTGAATGCGTACCGCATCTACGGCTTCGACTCGAGCATCGTCGACAAAATTGCACCGGTCAGCGACTGGCAGCGCAATTTCACGGCCCTGGCGCCCGGCGCCACCACGATCAAGGACGATTACGCGAACCAGACCGCGAAGCTCGCGATCACGGTGTTGCCAGCCGACGCGGACGTGCCCCCGCCTTCCGATCCGCCGCCGGTTTCGCCGCCGCCACCCACGTCACCGCCACCGCCGACAACGACCAGCGCATCGACAGACGTTCCGACCGTTCTCGCGGACGGCCTGAGCATTCTCTACCACTACCCGATGGATGCCGCGCTCGCTGCGGAGATCGATACCACCGAGATCCCCGGCACTTTCGGCGGTAGCCCGGAAACCGTCGCGAAGATCGCGTGGAACTTCGGCGACGGTACGAACGGATGGGGCGCCGATGGCCGCCACCCGTATGACCAGCCCGGCACGTACACGATTACCGGCAGCGTGAGTTACAAGGACGGCCGTCTCGTGCCGTTTGGCCCGCTGACGGTGCAAGTGGGCACGTGACGAATCGATCGAACCCGCACGACGCGGATTGGCCGCGCTGCGAGGGATGCAATCAACCACTGCCGCGCACGCTGGCCGAAGAACGTGGGCTGGTGAAGCCGGTGCTGACACCGGATGCGCTGTGCAAGCGGTACGTGATCGATGACCTGCTCACGACACCGAAATATCGCAACACGCGCACCGCGCGCTGGTGAACAAGGAACGGGGGCTTCGCATGAAAGACCGCGGGATTGTCGCTGGCACGCTGGCCGTGATCGTGGTGGTGGCGTTCTGCGGGTTCGCGATCTACGTCGGCATCATGCCGCTGCCAGAAGCGAACCAGCACTTCATCGACATCGCGCTCGGCGCGCTGGTAGGCCAGTTCGCCAACGTCATCGGCTACTACTTCGGCAGCTCACGGACGGCTGACCAGCGCCAACCACAGCGGCCGCCGGCCACGGTGCCGCTGCCCAAGATGCCGGTACCGCCAAGCAACGATTTCCACCAGAAGGAAGATTGACCATGAAGACGAAATTCCTCGCGACCCTCATGGTCGCGCTGTTCGTGTGCGCCCTCGGATTGACCAGCTGCGCGTCCAATCAGGCCCAGCAGGTGTCGCCGGCGCAGATCGCGACGATCGCCTGCCCGCAGCTCAACCTGGTGCACACGCAGCTCGTCGCGCTCAACACTGCGCTGCAGGCCGACCCCAAGACCGCCGACCTCGGCAAGAAGGGCGCGGCGCAGCTTGCGACCGTCCATCCGCTCGTCGCGGCCGTCTGCAACGGCGCTGCCGCCTCCCCGAAGGTTGATTTCGCCAACATCCAGACACTGGCGCAGACCGGATTCCCCGCGCTGGCAGCCTTGGCCGCATCGTTGCCGCTGACGCCCCAGCAACAGGCAGGCATTCAAGCGGCCTTGGCGGTGGCCGAAACCGCAACGGGCGTGGTGACGGCGCTCCAGCAGCAAGCCCCGGCCTCGGCAACCTCGGCCAAGTAGCACCGTGGAACCGGTCGACTACGCGCGCCTCGCGGCGCAGTGCTACCACGACGCCCCGACCGTGGGCGACGTGGACAGCGCTTCCCGGATGCACGTGTATGGCGACGTGCACTGCTTCCGGGGCACGGACGACATTCTCGCGTGGCTGCACGATGCCAACTGCGCGCCGGTGAACGTCTGGGGCCTTGGTCGGGTGCATTCCGGGTTCTGGGATGCACTGTCGGCGATCCTGCCGGCGTGTCTCGCGCTGCCACGGCCGGCCGCGGTAACCGGCCACAGTCTCGGCGCGGCGATGGCGATCCTGTACGCCGGTGTGCTGGCGCACCTCGGCCATCCGGTGCCGGTGTTCGCGTTCGAACCGCCGCGGTTGTGCTGCGACGGCGCGCTGGCCCTGTTGTTCAAGTCGTGGAAGGTGCCGTTCTATGCGACCCGGAACGGCAACGACGTGGTGACGGAAATCCCGCTCGGCATGACCCTTCCGGGAAAGCTGACTCGCATCGGAACACCGCGGTTGCCGTTCGCCAACGCGATGGACCACGACATCGGGCGCGTGGTCGAAGCGCTGGCGCAACCAGTGACCGCCTGAACCCCTCGGATCCATCGGAACCAAACCATGAGCTATTCATTCCACGTCCGCGGCGCCACGAAGGCGGAGGCCAGGGACGCACTCGTCATCAAGCTCGATGAGACGGTCCGCGAGCAGCCCGTGCACGCAAAGGACCGCGACGCGATCGAGGCCAACGCACGCGCCGTCATCGGCCTGATGCCCGAGCCGGCCGAAGGCGTCGACCTCGTCGTGTCGTGCAATGGCTACATCACGTGGGAAGGCGCGTTGCCCGACGACCCCGCCGAGGCCGTGCCGCAGGGAGCCAATATCTCCTGCTACGCGCATTTCATCGCGAGCGATCTGATGGCCGATGGGTCAGGGAAGCCGCTGGAATCGGCCGGCGTCTGAAAAACAATCAAAAAACGGTACACGATCGTGCGCGGAGGAAAACGAGCCGGCGCCGGGCGTAAGCCTGGGAGCCCGAATAAGGCCAGCGCGGCCCGACAAGCGGCCGTCAAGGCATCGGGCATCACCCCGCTGGACTACATGCTGAAGGTCATGCGCAACAAGCGCGTCGATCTCGCGACCCGGCTCGAGGCGGCAGGGAAAGCAGCGCCCTACGTCCACCCGCGGCTGTCGTCGATCGTCCACAAAGGCGACGCGAAGCAGCCGGTGGTGGTAGCCGGGATGAACGCGCAGACCTTCGAGAAGATCGCGCGGAAGGTCGCGAGTGAAGTCTGAATACCGGCGTCCGGCCGATTTCAGTGAGGAGGAGCGGTTCGTCGCCAAGCAGGTGGCGCAGGAAGACCTGTACTTCTTCTCGCGCTGGATGTTCCTGCAGCGGCGCGGGTTTCCGTGGGCGCGCAACTGGCATCACCGGGAAATCTGCGATGCGCTGATGAAGGTCTACCGAGGGGAAATCCTTCGGTTGATCATCACCATTCCGCCCCGGTACTCCAAGACCGAGCTGGCGATGGTGAACTTCATCTCGTGGACGCTCGGACATGTCCCGGACGCGGAGTTCATCTACACGAGCTATTCGGGGCACCTGGCCTCGAATTACTCTGGCGAGACGCGTGATCTGATCACGCACGAGGCCTACGCGGAAGTCTTTCCTGACGTGTACCTCGCCAACGACGCCAAGGCGGCATGGCGCACGACGCGCGGCGGGGCACTGTACGCGGTTGGCACCGGTGGCTCGGTGACCGGCATGGGCGCCGGCAAGTTCCGCGAAGAATTCGGCGGGGCGATCATCATCGATGACCCGCACAAGGCTGATGAGGCACGCAGCGACACGATCCGCGAGGGCGTGATCGAGTGGTATCAGAACACCCTGCAGTCCCGCGTCAACTCGCCAAGGACGCCGATCATCCTGATCATGCAGCGGTTGCACGAACGGGACCTGGCGGGCTGGCTTCTCTCGGGCGGCAGCGGCGAGCACTGGGAACATTTGAGCCTGCCTGCGCTGGCGGAAGAGGCTGATGAGCACCGGCAGCCCGGAGAGGCGCTGTGGCCGGCCAAGCACACGCGCGAGAAGCTCGAAGAGATGCGGGCAGCAATGCCGTATACCTTCGCTGGCCAGTATCAGCAGAGCCCGTCGGCGCCGGAAGGAAACATCTTCAAGCCTGACCAGCTGCAGGTGGTCGACGCGGTGCCGGCGGGCGATATCAAGTGGGCGCGCGGCTGGGACTTGGCCAGCGTGACGGACGATGGCGACTGGACGGCGGGCGGAAAACTCGGGCGTCTGGCCGATGGCCGCTTCGTGATCGGGGACATGGCGCGCTTCCAGCGCGGCCCCGACGAACGCGACGCAGCGATCGTGAACACAGCCGGACTCGACGGGAAATCCGTGCGCGTCGGCATTCCGCAGGATCCGGGACAGGCAGGCAAAACGCAGGTGACCTATCTGACCCGACGCCTCGCCGGGTTCAAGGTCGTTTCCAGCCCGGAAACAGGCGACAAGGTGACGCGTGCCGAGCCGTTCGCCGCGCAGGTGAACGTGGGGAACGTGCTGATGGTGCGGGGGCCGTGGAACGAGGCGCTGGTGAACGAGATGCGCATGTTTCCCAACGGCGCGAACGATGATCAGGTCGATGCGCTGAGCCGCGCGTTCGCCGAAGTCATGGCGCCACGTACAAGCTGGTTCGGTTGACAGGAATCGCATGTTTTTCAAGCGCAAGACCAAAACCGAGCTTGCGCCGACGGCGCCGCGTAGCGTATCGAGTTGGTTCTCGACGCACGCTTTCGATTCCGAGCGCACACCGTTCGCGGTGTGCGATTACCTGCGCGCGCTGCCGAAGCCGAAGATCGACGGCGCACGCGGCGCGATGGACAGTGCGGACGGCGACTTCGACAAGATCTTCGGGCAGAACCAGACGATCCTGTCGGGGGCAATCGTCGGTTGGTACGGCGCGCAGTCCTTCATCAGCCATCAGCTCGCCGCGATCGTCGCGCAGCAGTGGCTGGTCAACAAGGCATGTTCGGTGCCGGCCCAGGATGCCGTGCGCAAGGGCTACAACGTCGTCACGGAAGATGGCGACGATCTCGAGCCGGATGCCGTCAAGGCGATCAAGCTGTACGACCGGCGCTTCCGCATCCGCCAGCAGTTGACCGAGTTCGTGCGGATGGGGCGGGTGTTCGGCATCCGCATCGCGATGTTCAAGGTCGATTCGACCGATCCGGAGTACTACGAGAAGCCGTTCAACCTCGATGGCGTCACCAAGGGCAGCTACAATGGCATCGTGCAAGTAGATCCGTACTGGACCGCGCCGATGCTGGATGGCGCCGCGGCCTCGCAACCGGACACACTGCACTTCTACGAACCGACCTGGTGGTTGATCAACGGTCGCAAGGTGCACCGTTCGCACCTGTGCATCTACATCCATGACGAGGTGCCGGACATCCTGAAGCCGCAGTACCTGTACGGCGGCGTGCCGCTGCCGCAGCAGATCATGGAACGCATCTACGCGGCCGAGCGCACGGCGAACGAAGCGCCCGAGCTTGCGATGACCAAGCGCACCAACGTCTGGCTGACCGACATGGAAAAGGTCATGGCCAACAGCCAGGAGGCTGTGGACCGCCTGAACGTCTGGACGCGGTTCCGAAACAACTACGGCGTGAAGCTTGGCGACAAGGAAGGCGACGAGTTCGACCAGTTCGACACATCGCTGGCCGATTTCGACGCGCTGATCATGACGCAATACCAGCTCGTTGCCGCGGTGGCCGGGGTTCCTGCGACCAAGCTGCTCGGCACCAGTCCCAAGGGCTTTGGCGCGTCGGGAGAGTACGAGGAATCCAGCTATCACGAGATGCTGGAATCGATCCAGGAGGACGCGCTGACGCCGTTCATGGAGCGTCATCACGCGCTGGTGATGCGCTCGTTCGTGGTGCCGAAGGGAGAGAAGGCCGTGGCGACGACGGTCGCATGGAATCCGCTCGATACGCCAACGGCTAAGGAGCTTGCCGAAACGAATTTGACGAAGGCGCAGGCCGGGCAGGCGCTGATCCAGTCCGGAGCATTGACCAGCGAGGACGAGCGCAAGCGCATCTGCACCGACAAGGAAAGCGGCTACCACTCGTTGGGCTTGAGCGACATCGATGTCGACGAAGACAGCCCGGAAGACGATTGACCCACAGGGCGCGGTCGGCGGCGACTTGCGTCCGGCTATCGGGATCGGCGCCGACATCTACCACGAGCTGCGCGCCGCGCTGGAGCGCATGGCGAAGCAGACCAAGCGCGAGATGATCGCCGCGCTGACCAAGGCCGGCTATGACGGCCCGAAATACGGGCAGGACGGCGCGGACGGTTCGTATCAGGCCAAGGTTCGCCTGAACGCGCTGTCGAAGAAGTGGGAGTCGATCTTCGGCAAGCTCGGCCAGAAGCTGGCCGATCGGATGGTGCGCCGTACGTTGCGGCACTCCGCGGTCACGCTCGGCATGTCGTTGCGCCAGATCAGCAAGGACTTCGAGGTCAATACCAGTTTCATCGATGCGCGGCTGAAGCAGGTCATCAACGCCAGCACGCAGGAAGCGGCCAGCCTGATCAAACTGATTCCGTCGCAGTACCTGGGCGACGTGCAGGGCGCGGTGATGCGCTCGATCACCAGCGGCCACGGCCTCAAGGATCTGGTGCCTACGCTGAACAAGCTCTACGACGGGCGGCTGAAGCACGCGCGCATGGTTGCGCTGGACCAGACGCGCAAGGCCAACATGAACATCAACGCCGCGCGCCTGCAGAAGATGGGATGCGAGACGTTCATATGGGTGCACAGCGGAGGCGGCGCGCACCCACGCAAGGATCACATTGCGCTGTCGGGCAAGGAATTTCGTTTCGATGATCCGCCGGTGATCGGCGTCATGTACGGCGAAGAGGTGCGCGGTCTGCCGGCGCAAATGCCGAACTGCCGCTGCATCGCCAAGCCGGTCTTCAACTTCGGGAAAGACGATGCCGCTTGAGAAAGGTTCATCGCAAACCGTGATCAGCGCCAACATCGCGGAACTCGTGCGCGCGGGCCACCCGCAGAAACAGGCGGAAGCCATCGCCTACCGCGAGGCGGGGAAAGACGAGGCGGTCGCGGCGGGCATCCTGTACGTCTGCGGGGGCAAGGTGCTGTTGCTGAAGCGCAGCGACGATGCCGACGATTACCCTGGCACGTGGGGATTCCCTGCGGGTCACGTGGAGGCTGGCGAATCGCCGCTCCTCGCCGCGCTTCGCGAGTCGCGCGAGGAAGTCGGCTTCGCGCCGGCGAGCGCGGACCTGCTGATCGGCGACGGAGCGTTTTCGCTGTTCGTGGTCCGGGACGCGGACTTCGTGCCGGTGCTGAACGACGAATCGCAGGGGTTCGTGTGGGCAGCGCCGAATGATCTGCCCCAGCCGCTGCACCCGGGTGTCGCCGAGGCCGTGCAGCGCGCCTGCAATGCGCTCGCGATGGACAAGCGCGAGTACGACACGAACGGCTGGTTCGAGGTCAAGGACAACCCGCTGTCGCTGGTCGGCGTGTTCCCGTATCTCGGCCGCTCGATCGACCCGGAAGCGGATCCGGACAAGCTGTTCAACGTGTACCGCCCGGCCGAGGAATTGGCCGCGGCGGAATGCGTGGAATCGTTCAAGCTGCTGCCGTGGGTCGATGACCACACGATGCTCGGCAGCGAAGAAGAAGGCCTCACGCCGGCCGAACGAAAAGGCGTGCAGGGCGTGATTGGCCAAGACGTCTACTTCGACGGCGCCGACGGCGATGGCGTCCTGAAAGGCAACATCAAGGTTTTCTCCGAGGCGATGGCTTCCCTCATCGCCAACGGGAAAAAAGAACTCTCGTGCGGTTACCGCTGCCGTTACGAGTATGCGCCTGGCTCGTTCAAGGGTCAGGCCTATGACTACGTGCAGCGGGACATCCGCGGCAACCATCTCGCACTCGTGGACAACGGGCGCATGGGGCCGGACGTCGCGGTTCTCGACCATTTCACATTCACCATCGACTCCAAGGAATTTACCCCCATGGCCACCAAAACCGAAACCAGCGCATCCGATGCGGATGCCATCAAGCAGTACGTCGAAATGCGCCCCGCGCTCCTGACCATGATCGCCGCGATGGACGCGGCAGCGAAGGTCAAGGACAAGGACGACGACGAAGAGGAAGAGGACAAGAAGGGCAAGGACGAATCCGAAGAAGAGGAAGAAGAGGAAGAGGCTTCCGACAAGGGCAAGGATGAATCCGAGTCCGAGAAGAAGGACGACGAAGCCAAGGACGAGGACGAGGAAAAGGAAGACGAAGAGAAGGAAGACGCCAAGGACAAAGCCAAGGACAGCAAGGGCATGGACGCAGCCGAGTTCGCCCGCGAAGTCGAACGCAACATGGCCGCGAAAAAGGCCT